AATATTATTGAATCAGTAACAATTGCGTCAACAGGAAATGCGTCAGATTTTGGTGATCTATTAACAGTAAATAAATTTCTTTCAGCAGGTTGCGCTGGTCAGTCTTCAGTACAAAACGAAACAGGTTTTCCTCCTGCTGCTATAGGATTACTTGTAGGCATTGGGGCTTCTGGAGGGCATACAACAATACAGTATTTAAATATTGCAACTACAGGTTCATTTGCAATGTTCGGAGATATTCATGTTGGTTCAGACTATGATCAAGCCAATGGAACAATAGCAAATGCTACTAGAGGTGTGTTTGCAGAGGGTGCTACTGGAAATACTTATTATTATTCAACATTTTCTACAAAAGGTAAAACAACTAATTTTGGTAATCCTGCGACAAACTCTTTTAGAGGCATAGCTACAAGTAATGGTACTAGAGGATTAAGAGGTGGTGGTTTTAACGGAAGTGCGTATCAAAATAACATTGAATATATTACCATAGCCAGTACAGGTAACGGTACGGATTTTGGTGACTTATCATCAGAAGTTCAATATGGTGCTGCTGCTTCAAGCACAACACGATCTGTGTTTCATTTAGGTGGAACTGGAGGATCGGGAACTACGGCAGTAAATACTTTAGAATATGTCACAATAGGAAGCACTGGTAACACTACAGACTTTGGTGATTTGACTAGTGCAAGAGATGAAACAGCAGCCGTAAATAGTTCTACAAGAGGTGTATTTGGTGGAGGTGATACTGGAAGTGTATCAAATGTTATGGACTACATTACTCTTGCTAGTACAGGTAATGCAGTAGATTTTGGCGATTTGACAGTGGCAAAAGATAGACATAGCGGTATATCCTCTTCAATAAGAGGTGTATTTACAGATAACGCTGATGGAGACCTGACAGTAGATTATATTACCATAGCTTCTACTGGTAATGGTACAGATTTTGGAGATCCACTAACAAATAGTTATAGAGGTACAGGATCATCCAACTCACATGGTGGTATAGCTTAAATAAAACTTGACAAATGCTTAAAAATATGGTATATCTATATTCCCATTCAGGGGGATACATATACTAATAAAGGAGATAATATATATGACCGATACAAACTTAGTAGTACATGAGTTAAAGGTAAACTTACCTGCTGATGTAAAGCCAGAATACAATACAATGTTAGCTAACATACAGGAAAAGATGCCAGCAGTTGCTCAAGCTACTTCTAACTTTCATAAATCACACTCACAGTTCATGGGTGTTACATTAGACGTAACTGCAATCACGCCTATTCGATCTGTAAAACACACACTAGCTGAGATAGATAGAACTAGAGGTGCATTGCAAGAAGCATACATTGGTATGAAAAAGAAAGAGAATGAACTAAAGAAGAAAGAACGTGACCTAGAATCATGTGAAGATGATTTAGATCGTGAACTATTAGAAATAGAGATACTAGAAATAGAAGGACACTTAGCAGGTACTAAGAATAGTGTACAGGGTGCAATCAGAAAGATGTCATTCTTTACTAACCAGTATGATAACCTTATGAAGCACATAGGTAAAGAAGAACTGACTGAAGCTGACTACGAGTTAGAAGAAGCACGATATCATATTATGACCTGTATGAAACAGGCACTAAATAGTGCTAGACCTAGAGGTGGTACAATTGATGAGGGTAATATGATCTACCTATTTGATTTAGGTATCAATGCAGCCCAAGCACAAGCAGAAGTATTTGCGTACCTACAATGGGAAAACAATATTATTAGTGAAGGTAAAGCCCCAACTCATGCTAACACAATGGAATGGTTAGAGGCTTGTGCAGATAAGTGGGCAAGTTGTCCTGCTGAGTTTGCAAACAGTCGTGGTTTTGATGTATATGATCCATTGTCATTAACTAATGTACCACAATTAGAAGCAGCCGAATAGGAAAGGAAACCAATATGGCTTATAAAGTATGTAAATATCGGCTCAATGCTGATGGAACAATACCAGATTTCTTGCATTTCGGGCATAGCCCAATGGGGATGCATGGAGTGTATGTAGTTGTAGATGCCGATACAGCATCACCTAGAGATAATGTTATGATTGGCATTGTTAAAGATGGTGGTAGCGGTGACTTTACTGAGATTGCTAGTAAGTCTGATCTACAAACTTATCTAACTTCTGTATCAGGAGATTGGACAGATCCAGATCCAGATGACCCTGATAGTACTGTAGCATTTGATAATGCAGCTCATGCAACTTTAGTATGGAATGCTTTAGACGCTTGTAACGCTACGTTGTAGGAGTTACTGAGATGGAAGAGATATCACCAGTAATTTTCTGGAACGTAGTATTAACGCTGGTGATTGGCCCAGCCATTTGGATGTTCAGAAATCTCATGGCAGAAGTTAAACGAATAGATATACTTCTGAACAGGACTAGAGAAGATTACTCTACTAAACAGGAGTTAAGAGAAGATATGCGTATGGTGTCAGAAGCTCTACATAGGTTAGAGGATAAGCTAGATAAGGTATTAGAAAAAAGGTTATAAACAATGCAAATGTTTCAAGGATTTAAACCAGAAGGCATGAAGAAGATACAGCAACGTATGGGTTATACTGGCCCTGCTGATCAGTTCCAATCTTATTTGCAAGCTAATCCAGATAAGCAGATGATGATGAATAGCTACGTAAACAAAGCTATGAACATGGCTAGTGGTGGTTATGTACGTAACTTTCAAGCTGGTGGTTTTAATCTGCCACAAGGTTTTAATCCTGAATCGTATTTAGCATCTAATCCAGATGTAAAAGCAGCTATTGATGCAGGTCAGTTTACTAGTGCAGCTGATCACTTTCAAAAGTTTGGTGGTGGTGAAGACAGACAAGATGTAACAGGTTTTTCTGTACCTACAAATTTTACTCCTCAAAACTATATTAATCCAGATATCAATCCAGATTTAGCAGTTGATTTTGAGCAAAGAAAACAAGCTGATCCTAATCTTACAGCCCAACAGTACGCAGTAGAACATTACACAAGGTTTGGCGGTGGTGAAGATAGACCGGGAGTTACAACAGTTCCGGGTTTACCTGATGGACCAGCAGATGCTAGAGATGAAGTAACGCAACCACCACCAGAAGATGGTACAACAGATCCACAACCTATACAACCTGATCCTAACCGTACATTTGCTACATTTCAAGATTTACAGACTGCACCTAGAGAAAGTTTAACTCCAGAACAAGTGCACATACTTAACTTTTATTCTAATACTCCCGAACAACAAGAAGCTATAAATGCAATGCCACAATTTAGTAATGCACAGCTACCTGTTGGACAGTATCAACCGGGTGTAAGAACAGCTGCACCACCACCACCACAAGAAGGAGCAGGTACAGGTACAGGAGCAGGAGCAGGTGATACCATATCAGGAGCTACAGGTGTAGGTTCTGTAAATGGTGCAGTGGTGTTATCAAATAGACCAGATGTAGCACAAGCTATAGCAGATGGTAATACTTTTGGTGTAGACCCAGCTACATTAGAAGGACTAACTGATGAGCAGAAAAATCAAAGATTAGCAGAAGCATGGTTTAATACATTTGGTAATAAAGAAGGTGTTAATCCTAATACTGGTTTATCTAATACACCTAGTAATTTTGATAATGTGTCAGATCAAGTAATTATAGACTACCTAGATCAGTACCCAGATTTACGTGAGGCATTTGGTGGACCTCCTTACAGTCAGGCCACACTAGCACAAGCAAGATCGCACTATGCTGACTTTGGTAGAAAAGAAATAGCAGAAGGTGGTAGACCCAGATTAGTGCAATTTGATTTATCACCTGCACAGCTAGAGGCATTTAGGTATTCTAATGATGAGTATCAAAATCTTACACCTGAAGAGTTACGTAGAACATACATAGCTATTGGTGGTGCATCAGGTGCTACTAACTTTGATAGAAATGCACAGATATTAAATGACGCAGAGATGCAGATATATAGAGATAATAATCCTGATCTTGCAAACTTAAGTGATTTTGAATTAAGGCAACACTTTATACAGTTTGGTAGACAGGAGATGCTACAGGGTACTAGAACTAAAATAGATGCACTTGTACCACCAACATCTCCATATGCAGGTTTAACTAGCATAGCAGATATAAGTGCATCTAGATTAGAAACTCCTGTACTAGCAGATGGTACACGTTTAGATGCACAGACAATAGCAGGTCCAGATGGTACAATTCCTACAGGTACAGAGGTTAGTACGACAGCTAGTCAATTAAGTGCAACAGATCCAGTAGCTGTTGCTGGTACTGCACCTGCACCATCAGGTGCTACAGCTACACAAGAAGGTACTTCATTAGCACAGGTAACAGACACAACTAAAACAGCAACTGGTGTTCAAGATATAACTGATGCTACAACAGGACGTACTATGAGCCTGACTAAAGCTAAACCAGATGCAGCACAACAAACTACCTCTGCTGTGACAGGACAGGCTGCTGAGACAGGTACAGGTATAGCAATTGATCCTAGCACACAAGTACAACGTGCAGGTATAACAACAGCAGAAACAGTAGCTCCTGTTGCAGAAGCATCTGAAGCTGCTAAGTTTGTAGAACAGATAGTTGCACAGTCTGCTAACCCTACTGCTTCTGCTACTGTAGCTGGACAACTTAGTAACTTACTAACTGACTTTGATGCATCTAATCCTCCATCATGGGCTGCTGGTGCAATGAGAGCTGCTACTGCTGAGATGGTTAGGCGTGGATTAGGTTCCTCATCTATAGCTGGACAGGCTATTGTACAGGCAGCAATGGAAGCAGCCTTACCTATAGCACAGGCAGATGCACAGATACAGGCACAGTTTGAAGGACAGAACTTATCTAACAGGCAACAGATGGCTGTATTTTATGCACAACAACGTGCTAGTTTTATGGGTCAGGAATTTGATCAGGGTTTCCAATCTCGTGTAACTAATGCAGCAAGAGTTGCAGACATTGCAGATAAGAACTTTACCGCACAACAACAGGTACAGCTAGAGAATAGTAACATTGTAAACACAATGAACCTAAGTAACTTAAGTAATAGACAAGCTGTACAGATGGCAGAGATTGCATCACTAGCACAGTTAGATATATCAAACCTTAATAACAGACAACAGGCAGCTGTAATGGAAGCACAAGCATTCTTGCAGAAAGATCTAACTGATGTAAGTAATGATCAGCAGACTACACTATTTAATGCACAGCAACGTATACAGTCTCTGTTCACTGACAGTGCAGCAGACAATGCACGTAAGCAGTTTAATGCTTCATCTGATAATCAGTCAAATCAATTCTTTGCTAACTTAGCTACACAGACTAGCCAGTTTAATGACGCACAAAAGAATGCTATAGCACAGTTTAATGCAGGTCAACAAGGTACTGTCAGTAGATTTAATGCGGAAATAGAAAACCAACGTGATCAGTTTAATGCACAGAATAGACTAGTCATCGATCAGGCAAATGCGGTATGGCGTAGGCAGATAGCTACAGCAGATACAGCTGCACAGAATCGTACTAACGAATTAAATGCTTCAGCTTTACTAGACATATCTAATACAGCTTACAGTGATCTATGGCAACAGTATTCAGATATGATTGAATTTGCGTATACCTCTGCTGAGAATGAGCTAGATAGAATAGCATCACTAGCAGAGGCTAATATAAACGCTGATACACGTAGAGATATAGCTGATGAACAGAGTAGCACTGCTGCAGGATCAGCAATAGGTAATTTAGTTGGTACACTAGGTGCTGCTTTTATAGGTGCAAAAATTAAATAGGGATACATACATTATGAATACTAATTATACAACAGATGTTTACAAAAAAATAATGAAAACCATGAATGCTCCTAAACCTGAAGTTAAGAGTAAAGGATTGCTGACACGTAACATGGATACTAAGAAAACATCTACATCACAAGCTGAACCTATAGCTATAATAAAAGAGTATGTAAGTGCTATACAAGAAGAGAGAGGTAACATAGGCAATGGTTGATGGACCTAGATTTGATGCACCTATTCCGGGCATGTCATTAACTACAGAGGTAGGCAACAGACCTTGGCAACAACCGCCACGTTTTGTTGACACTAAAGATGTAGCAGAATATTATGTAGAAAAATTAGCTGAAGATAATTTTGCTGATATGTTAGTTGATGTAGCAGAGTCAGGCATTCCACTAACTACAATAGCTAATACAATACAAATGAATAGCGTAATGCAGGGCATACATAGTGTAGACTCTGGTATACTTGCATTACCTGTGATTATGGAGATGATGTTAATTACAGTAGAAGCTGCTGGTATAGAGTATAATAGTGGTATGGATGATACTACATCTGATAAACCAATGAGTACCGAATTACTACTTTCTAAGTTAAAAGATTTTAGTACAGAGCAAATGGATGAAGATCCAAATGATATGCCAATACCAGACATAGAAACAGATACTGGTGGTGGGTTAATGAGCAGGAGACAATAATGGGATTTGCATCAGGATTACTAGCAGGTATTGCTACAGGAGCAGAAAAAGTTATATCAGCAGATATTGAAGCTGGAAAGTTAGAAACAAGACAGCTTGCAAAGCTACGTGCTGAAAGAACAATACAACGACAGGATAAACGTGATGCAGAGGTGCGTGAAAATCTAGCCAAGACACAAAAACTAATAGCTCAAATAGGCGAAGGTGGTATACCTATTGTACGGCACTATATTGAAAAGGGTGGACTACCATATGCTGAAGAAGCTACTGCTAAATTGATAGCATATTCAAAACAAAATGGCATGACTCCTGCTGATTATGCTGGTATTGTAGTTGGTGAGGGAGATTTACCTACGCCTATGCAGTTAGCAGAGATGGCTACTCCAACATCTAGACCTATAGCTATACCTGAATCTTCTGCACGAGGATGGAGTAGAATGTTTGGTATAGGTGGTGAGGACGCTATACGTAGGCAATCAGATAGTTTGATACAAGCCGCTGGTTCTACTACTACTAAACCTACTGAATTAGGTGTGTCTATTTTAACAGATGAAAACAGAAGTAAGTTAAGTAAAGTTCCAGAAATACAATCTATAAAGGAACAACAGCAGATGATACTAAGAAGATCATTAGATATATCAAAACAATTGCAAACTGCAACAGGAAAAGAAAGAGATAGTCTATTAGAACAACAAAGTAAAAATAATGCTTTGATAGATTCTATGCGTAAAGCTAGTGACAGATTTTCAAGTGAAGGTAGGTTTAGTTTTCAAAGTCGTTTTCTAAGACTTATGGATGAAGGTAAACCTGCTGAAGCAGAAGAGGTAAGAAAATCAGCAGCACTATTTTTTTCGTCTACTAGTAACTCAAAGACAGTAGGAAACTCTGGCGGTTTTACGCTTCAGATGATGAAAAGTTTAGAACAGGACGCTGCTGATGAGTTAGGTTATGATAGTAAAAATCCTAATAAAAGTATATATATATATAAACCTGATGCTAGTGGTAAAAATGTTAGGGAGATACTAAAAGGACCAGAAGCTACTAAGTATTATCAGGCTTCCCTACTAGAAAAATATAAAAATTTACAAAATAATTTAGTTATTGATGGTAGGGATCAAAATTCAGTAACAGCATATAGTATGCTACAAGAAAAAATAAAAAATCTACGTAGTATATTAACATTGCCTACAGATGCAGCTAATAATAATAATAATACTATTACTAATGTAGGTAAAATAGATAGAAGTCAAGTAGATGATTTAGGTCCATCAGCAGGTAGAAGTGCACCTGTTGTAAAATCAGATGTTCCTAAATCAGCTAATCCTGCACAACCAACAGTATCTAGTAAAGTAAATGCTACTATGAAACAATTTGAAACCAATCCTAAATTATTAGCTGAGTATACATCAGCAGCAATGAAAGCAGGTAGTAATCCACAACTACGAAATGAACTTGTACTAAACATAAAAAAGGATACAGGTCTTACAGCTAATGAGGCATTTCAAGTATTTAAATTACTTCAGGGGATGGGGCAATAGTATGTCTTTAGAAGCAGAGGTACTTGAAAATAGCATGAATACTTTAAATCTTACTCCCCTTAACAGGGTAGAAGAGGAAGAAGTAGAAGAGCAACAATCTCTCCCTGCTACAGATACTAGCTTAAACTTAACACCTTTACAAAAGGTAGATGAGCCAGAAGAAAATAAAATATCTAAACTAGAATATATTAGTAATCCAGAAATAATGGATAAGATTAGACGTTTTGATAAAAGTAAATATGGTGAAGAAGGTGGTCAACAAGAAGGTGAAACTAACGAAGAATACTTTGAAAGATTTTTAACATTTAAAAGAGCTATAGAACAGAATACTATAGATCAATCGGGCATGATTGATTGGATACGTACTGCTTCTCCTGAAGAGAGAGATGAATTTTTAGATGTATATATAGATGTAGAAAATAACCTACCTAATTTTTATCAGGAGGGTGGTGGTAATACTGGCAGTGCTATGCTTGATTACTTATTCTATACTGTATCTGAACCTATGAATTTAATAGGTGGTTTATTTGGTAAATTTTTTGGTAAGGCTGCAACTGCTAGTGTTAAAGAAACATTAATGAAGTATGGTAGAGAGGCAGCACTAAAAGAAGCTAAAAAAATTGGATTAAAAAGAGGTATTAAAATAGGTGCTGTAACTGAAGGTGCATTGCAAGCTGGTCAGGATATAGGAATGCAACGTATTGAACAGGCTAATTTAGATTTTGAAGATGTAGATATAGATTTAGGTAGAAGTGCTATTGTTGGGGGAGTTGGTGCAGCGGCTGGTGCTTTAGGCTTTGGGCTACAACAGCGAGGTGACTTTGCCGATTTGTCTGAGCGTATGGCATTTAGAGAAAAGGTTAAGAAAACTAAAGCTGATGAAATAGCAGCAGAAAAAGTAGCCAAACAACAATCCGATAGTGTATTAAAGGAAGCAGGAGAAGAAGCACCTGATGAAATATTTGATCCAGTAGAAGCAAAAGAATATCTAGAGATACTAGGCAATGTAGATAATATAGATTTAGTTGAATCTAAAGTAAGAACAGATATTCTTAATAGGATTAATAAAGTAGCACTGACTATCTTTGATGACTATACAGCTAGAGGCACAACACCTCCGGGTATAGAGGCGAACATGAAAGCTAATGAGGTTGTGCGTAATATCATACGTTCTACTGAAGCACAGGAATTAGATCCAGACCTATTAGATAAAGCAATATCCAAAGCAGGTTTAACTCCTGAAATATTTGAGGCTATAGTAGGCGTAACGTATAGTGATGCTGGTAAATCACTAGCTACACTAGCTCCAATGGGGCAGAGATTAAAGAAACTAAGAGAGCTACATCCTGAATTTGTAAAGAGACTAGATGAGTTAGCAGGTGTGCAAGCTAGTTCTACTAATATCTTTGGTTATATCTGGGATGGTATAAGACGTTTAGACAGAGAAGGTAGAGCACTAGCTGTTACAAGATTTAGTACTACAGCAGGTAACTTAGCCACTCTCGCGGCAACACAAACTATGCAGGTAGGTTTTAATGCAGTAGAAAGTACACTGTACCACTTTGGTAAGTCTGCCAAATCTATATTAGAAGGCACTGCCTCTGTACAAGGTACAAAGAAAGGCATTAAAGATTTAGTAAAGGATACATTTGGAACTATAGCATACCTAGATGATCCACAGTTAGCTTCTGAGATGACAGAGTATATGCTACGTACTAATCCTGCATTAGCAAGAACTATAGACAGATCTCTTGGTGAAATAGGTGATGAAGGACTCAGTAAATTTACACGTATGGCTAACACACTAAACTTAATACAGGATGTGTATGCACGTAAGGCAGTATTCTCTGCTTCAGTAGACAAACATTTAAGAAGAGCAGGGCTAGACTTTGATACAGTACAAGCACAAGGTAAAGAGCTACCTATTAGTGTATTAAAAAATTCACAGAGGGATGCATTACAAGCTACCTTTGCTGCTATGCCACGTACTATAGCACAAGGAGGTGGTCGCACTGAGGATATAGCCCACACTTTTATTAAGTTTGTAGAGAAGTTACCTTTCGTACCTGTATTGGGTACTGGAGAACTTCCTTATGCTAGGTTTATGGTTAATGCAATGGCACACCAGCTATCCTTTAGTCCTGTAGGTGGTGTTAATGCTGCTGCAACCTTTACTAACGCTATGTATAGAAGGTTTGGTAGACAAATGAATGACGCTACCACCCAAGCAGATTTTGCTAAAGCCAGAACACAATTTTCTAAGTCTGTAGTTGGTACGGCAGGATTGTATGCAGCTTTTAAATATCGTATGGAGAATCAAGATATAGAACCACATGAAATTAGAGGGCAGGATGGTAAACCTAGTGATGTTAGAAGGTTCTGGCCTTTTGCTCCTATACTAACATTAGCTGATGTGTTCGTTAAGATTAAACTAGATAAATTTGATGAGATTAGTTGGAGTAAAACAAAAGAAAATATAATAGGTACTAGATTCAGAATGGGTCAGTACGGTGGTGCTGTAGATGACATGATGGAGATCATGTACAAAGGTGTTACTGAAGGTATTGAAGCTGAAGAACTGGCAGATAAGTTTGGTGCGTATACAGGAGAGATGGGATCTAGATTTACTACACCTGCTAAGATAGTCACAGATGCGTTAGCAATCTTTGATGATGAACAAGCAGTAGTAAGAGATGCTTCACAGGTAGAGGGTGTTACACCAGAAGAAAGATTCTTTGATGCAGCTAAGAAGAAGCTATACAACAACATGCCATTCTTACAGAAGTCCTTGCCTGTAAGAGAACAAACAACTAGAGAGGGAGATCGTTACTTACAAAGTCCTGTAATGAGATTATTCTTTGGTATATCTTCAGTAGAACGTAGAAGTAAAATAGAAAACGAATTACTTAAACATGGCTTAGAAGATTACACACTAACACCACGTACAGGAGACAAGAGAGCATCAGCCTTTGTAAATAAATACTTAGGTTCTTTTGTTGAGAAGGATCTAGGAGAGATAGTTGAATCTAAATACTATAAGGATGCAACTAAGAATGAACAGAAGCTAATAATAAATGATCAATTAGCGGAGGCTAAGAAGTTAGCAGAGATGCTAGGTAGGATGGACAGTAGAGATGTACAAGGTTCACGAGGTCCAACACCATTTACTAGAGGTGATTGGATTAAACTATCAGCACAGCAACGTGCTATAGCAGACGAAATGTATAAAGATAAATTTGGCAGATCGGTAGTAGAACAACAAAGGGAAGAACCCTCTGTTGATCACTTTTCTGAAGCTGTTGAAATTGCAAAACTGCTATCTCGTTAACGCTTATCACCACTACCCTGTATCGTACCTTTCTTTAACCTAGCTTCTAGCTTATCTTTATTCTGTTTAGCTATAACACCCAACGACATGTCAAGATCAGATGCCAGTGCTGCACAGTACCACAGCACATCACCTATCTCTGATGCTAGTTGTTCCTTCCAATCGTGAGGCATGGTATCTTCACCATCTCTAATAAGTTTCTTTACCTTATTAGCTACCTCACCTGCTTCCCCAACCAAACCTAAAGCTGGATATGTAATCCTATATTCTCGTGGATATATAGCTGTTGTCTGTGCGATCTTTTGATAGTCATTAAAATCTAACATTGCATATCTCTCCTTTAACCAGTTAAGTGCCGACTGTTCTAAGTTGCTCTTCATGCTTCACCTTTCGTAGTGTCTCAAAGTAGGCCTTGTTATAACCACGTTCCCACTCTCTAGATTGCATGGAGTTTTCTTTGTATGGGTTGGTATACTTTGCTCCCCTATAGAAAGCGTCGTAACCTCTACGCCACTGTATTTTTAGTGGTGCATCATTCTTGTTTAGTCCTCTACGCATACTACTTCTCCCTGCTAATTCGGTTGATCCAATTCAGTAATTGCCATATTATAACAATCAGACCTGATAACAAAGTTATTGTCACCATCTTTATCGCCTTTCTTTTTAAACACAGCCTTATCAAAGTACTCTATCTTATCCTTACTACCTAAGAACCATGCAGTGCTAAGATCTTTTTTAACACGTACAAAAGCATACATGTCACACTTCTGTCTGGTATTTAACTTAGCCACAGAACATTCGTAATGACTTAGTGGAGGTACACTTGTCTGCTTTGTCTTTACGTCTACTGTCTTACCATTGTCAAGCATGATGTCATAGTCATAAGTGTTCAACCACTTACCTCCCATTACTTTCAGAGCTACCTGCTCCCCTATGAAACCTGCTAGTGTACCTCCACCATTCAAGATGGACTGCTGTAACATGCCCATCTCTAACATCTTGTGCCTAGCTTCCATTACCATATCGTCTGTTATATCTAATGCGATCATATTGTATACTCCTTATGCAGTTAAGTCAACAACTTCACATACACCTGCTGAACAGGCTAGTTCCCTGCCTCCAGATGTACCGTCTTCTTTTTCGTAGTCAGATAGCTTACTCCAATCTATTCTACTTGGCATACGCTTAACCATCTCCATGCATGTAGACTTATCTACCTCTTGATAGGGAGCTTGCTTATATACATGCTCACTGTAAGGTAGAAAGCTAATGCCTGATAGATCATCAAAGTTTTCATATACCCATGCTCCTACTTCCATCCATTCATTCTGTTTAACTGATATTGTAACAGATGGTTTGTGTTCACACCAGTGTGTTTGATATGTTAGCCACAGATTTAATTGCTCTATAGCTGTCATGTCATTACGTGTGACAGCCCCTGTTGGTGCTATAGTAGGAAAGCTAAACACTGTAGTGTCTAATGGCTTAGTAACGTCAGGCTCATTAGGTATACCCATATCAACCATGAACTGTGTCATAGGGTCTTTGTTATCAGCACGTACTGTCCTGATGTAGTATGGGCTATGCCTTGCATGAATGCCACTAGCACTGTCTACTAACTGTGACACAGTACCTGATGGCTTAACACATGTAATAGCTACTGACATGTTAATACCTATTGCTTCTGCTATCTCTTTGTTGGTATCTACAGCTACCTGCTTTAGTTCCTCTAGTATCTTAGGAAGAGTAAGACTCTGATGTGTGCCATTTAACAATGGACAGTCCATGATACCTGTAAGAGATACGCCTAACAACCTTTCTTCTTCTGTGTTAGTCTTCCATATCTTACGTAGGTATCTAAAATCAGTAAGTGTAGACTGTAATGTACCTAGTATAGTAGCTAACTTTACTTTCTCTTTAAGTGTTTTAAGTGTATCAGTATTACGTGCGACTACTTCTGACAGGTTACAGAATTGAAATGGTCTTAGTATAATCTCAGAACATGGGTTACAACCAAAGACATGATCACTATCTCTTCTGCCAGTTTTAGATGCTTGCTTCAGTGCTGACTGCCTGTTGAATATACCACGTTCACCTGACTGACTTTCGTACAGTGATGTCCACTCTCGCATGAATGTTCCCATGTCAGGTTTAGTACTGTACGCTACACTGTTATTAGCTAGTGCTCTCTGTCCTTCATTCTCCCACCACTGTCCTGACTTAGCATGACGCATCTGGTCATCATCAATGTCTGACAGGCTGATCAATGCACTACGTCTTACACCACCTACAACTACTACCTCACCTATCTTACACATGATGTCATGGCATTCTAGTGGTGTTAGTCTACGTCCTACCGCACCTTTAAACTTCTCAATGCAGAAGTTAAACAGATCCTCTAGTGGTGCAGGACCAGATGCCCTACCACCAAACGTCTTTAGCCTAGCACCAGCAGGACGTACTGCACTGACATCCCATGTAGGTATCTGACCAGAGTATAACATAGCTAGTAATTCTTTCAGAGACTTTGCCCAACCAACACGTGAGTCTCCTACCTTAATTACTGTATCAGAACTATGCAGTTCTTCATTAACTATGGGTAGCTTATCTGTATACTGTCTTTCAACAGAGAAGCCAACACCTGTACCACACATAAGTATGTACATGCATTCATCAAATACTCTTGGTGTATCTACTGTCATGTATGAACAGTTGTAACTAGGTACGTGGCATATATCCAATGGTGCACCTGCTGTCATCAATGCTCTCATACTTGGCATAATATTTAAGTCCTGTACTGCACTAGATAGTTTCTCGTGTATACTGTCAGGCATTATGTAGCCATACTTCTCTAGTACATAACTTTCAAGATAGTTAAAGTATCTCTCGACTGTTTCAAGCCAACCTTCACGCCTCTGATCACCTTCTCTCCATCTGGCATAACGTGATAGTGCAATAAAATTTTGGTAGTCAGAACTTAAATAGTTATTTGTGTGCATGTCTATCTCTCCATAGTAATTTTTAATGATGATACCTCTAAGCCTCCTACATCGTGGATATAGTCACGTAAGCCATCATCTATTTCAGATGCGACATCTCCATCAGAAGGCATAGGATACTCTTCTTTGTCAATGTCTAAGGTTAAAAATACTTTTATTTTCATGTAAATGATTCCGCTAATTCACTCACTTCATTCTTCTCAGTTTCTTCTATTAGTTTATTAAGATACCACTGTGCTTTCTTAAGATCTTCAACTGGTTTGTTCTTGTACTCATATCTCCATAGATACTTGATTACTGTGCCTTGTAGATAATACTTGTACCCTGCATCAGTAGCTGCACCTATAGCATCTATACATTCTATACCACTTTTATTATAGTGTGGTGGACTATTTACCATATCAGCAAAAGGTAGTTCAGGTTCTGATATAGTAAACGTGTTATCTCCCATTGTAATTGTCTGCATTATGCTGATCCTTTCGTTTTAGTGTTAAAGGTTAAGTGTATTACATTACCATCTATGCTAGTTACTTCTGCCTGAACAGGTTCAGTTATATGTGTCTTTGGTAACGTGTCATTCTCGTAGTCTGTTACGTAATTACTTATGTCACTTCTTAGTACTTCATCATACTCCATCATAGGTACAGAAGCACAAATCATTTTAGTCAAATGCATCAGCTTTGTAAAGTCCTCTCCTGTAAGTTTGTGTTTGTCATCCCACATTATACATATATCTACATCACCATTCCACTGACCATCTACCATATGAGGACGCAATCGTATTGCAAAATCATTAGGATCAAACTCAGGTGTTATTTCTTCTGTCATACGATTCTCCTCTTAGTTCCTGTAAAGGCTATAAACTTTTTGTGTTTGTTCTTGCCTTTTTCTTTTAACCATTCTTCAGGTATAACCCTGTTACTATACAGTAAGCCATACTTATAACACCATTCTCCATACGTACTCTTCGCTCCTTTACGTAGCTTTCTTCTACTGTTTTCAAAGACAAATCTTATATCCAGTTTAGGATGTTGTCTCTTAATTGCGAGATGCTTACGCCTATCAGCAGCAGTAAACATCCCCTTAGACTCTATGATTATACCATTATCCAGTACAAAATCAGGAGTATAGGTACGGTAGGCTAGATCTTCCCACTCTATCTTAAGGCTTTCATATGTAAACTTTACTTTTAAAACCTTAAGCTCATCTGCGAGTTTCTTTTCTAAGCCTGACCTGTACCCATACTTCCTTGCATGAGAGAACTTTGTATAGTTCATCACGTGTTATGAAGCTCTGCCATGCCAGAATGAAAATGCACCAGAGCCTAGTTGATTTACACCGTAGCCTAGTGTCTTTAGCTCCTCACGTATCGTAGAGTCTATGTCTTTCCTAGCCTCTAATGCAGCACGTAAGGAAGCAGTACGCTTCTCTTTGTACTCACGTTTCATTTCAGATAGCTGTGATTCAGCTTCTCTGATTGCACTTTCTAATTCTGCTAAGTCTGTGTCCATTCTTCTAACCCCTTTCTGTTTTCATTCTTACCATATGCATCGTAGTGATGCTTACCATTACGAAACTGTCCATTCTCTACAGCTTCCTTAACGTCTGGATTTGCCTCAAGATAACTTGCTTCAGGAAAATCAGTCATGCTTTACTCTCCTTCTCTATATGCACGTAAGAAACTATCTTAGGTTCCTTTGCACGTGACTTCAATGCTGGCAGTTCTTTCAACTTAGGCCAACAGGTTTTGCGGAAAGAACACCAGCTACACTCACTGCCTAGTATTTTATTTCCTGTTGGTTTACCATTAAAGGTTTCATCTACTGCATCAAAACATCTCTTGAACTCATTATCATTAACAGTCTTAACTGTCTTGTTAATATGGTACATTTCTTCCATCATGTCAATGCCTTTAGCTGGTACATATTTAAAGCTACCATTTGCTTTATTAACTACCCACCAACCACCGGGCTTAAGACCTGATGCTGTAGCGTACCCTGCAAGTTGACCCACATAACCAAACGAGTCATGTGCTTTTAACGTAGCAAAGTCTTTGAACTTATTTCTATAGGACCAATCAGATGCAGACTTAATATCATCTACAGCCCCATCAATCTCTATATCATAAGTGCCTTTAATCTTAGTGTCTTGTTCAGGTAGGTCTAGCTCTACTGTATCAGCATCTCCATACTCTACCTTCGCTTCAGTCAATAGTCCTTTGAATACTGCCTCTACTATATCTCCTAACATCATATTCATTACAAAGTTACTGGGTAGGGGCTGTGCTTTCTCAGGCTGGTTCTTTTGAAACCAGAGTTGGCAAGAGGGTCTGCCTATATTAGACATCCTCAAGCCGAACTCACCACGCTTGTTGCCCCCACCAAACTGACGAGCTAGTGCATCCATGACATCCTTACCAATACGTTCTATTGTATCTTCAGATAACACAGCTTTACCATTAGCTGCATCTGTCATGTACTGCGCTAGTGCCAGTTCAGCAGGATGATTCATTACGCTACTGCTTCATCTTCAAGGTCAACAAACTCATTCACTAAGTCTGTATCATCAGCAGACATCTTACGCTTGGACTTATCATTCCATGCAGTAGCAATGTACTCATTGTAACTATCTACCCACTCCATGAAGTCAGCAAACGTAGACTGATCATCTGATGTCAGGGCAATCGTGTTGTCCATATCAACAGATACTTCAGGAATATAGAAGCTACTACCATTTGGCAATGGCTTTTCTTCTGTGCCAACAGTAAGCACGTGTGAGATAGGTAGTAACCTCTGCTTATTAAAGGAGTTGTATGTGTCACCTAGTATCTTAAAGGCATCACGATTATCTATCTCCCATATGAAAGGTGTAGTGCCTACCTTAGTTTCTGCACCTGACTCATCTACAGGATCAACTAGATCGGCTAAACCAAACACAACACGTGTGCGCTTGATCTGTCTGATCAGATCCTGTTGTGCAGTAGGCAGTGCCTTGAAGTCTTTGATCCAACCACTAGGCTTACCACAGTTGAACCCGCCATCGTTGTCTTTGAGATCGACATACAAGGACTCACCCATGACAGTCTTGACAAAGCGATTAGGAATGTTACCTGAACCTTTAATGAAACGCTTGTACATAAAGCGTTGTAAGAATGTACGTATCTTAATCTGTGGTGCGTACACAGTGCTACTGTCTGGTACTTCTAACTTGAAGTGTCCACCTGACACCACCTCCATGTTTACCTTCTTACCTTTCAGTTCAGTCTCACCCATAATAGCTGAATGAGAGATACGTAGTCTAGCTAGATTGCTAGTCTGCTTACTCTTGTTACCAGCATCTGCTGTGATGCCCATTGCTTTAGCCATTTCGTCATAGTTGTTTGTATCTACAGTTGTTATCGACATGTGTTATTCTCCTCACATAGTTTTTCAAAAGAGCATAGTTATACTACGCAACGTCCTTAATGTCAAGCCAATTATTACCTATTTTAGATTCTAATAATAAAGGTACATTAATATCAACACCTAGATGTTGTTTAATACATGTATCTAAATTAGTATTACAATCTTCAATAGCTGTTAAGACCTGTTCTTCTTCTTCTGGATGTACATCAATAACAATACTATCATGTACTGTATTGACAACACAGGACTTTTTACCTTTCAATAAAGTCTCTATCCATAGTAATGCTACAGGTACAATATCTGCTGTAGCAAATGATTGCACAGGATAGTTCTTGATCTGTGTAAAGTAACTGATCCTACCACGTGCATTTCTTTGTACATCAGGAAAAGAAAACTCCCTACCTGATGGTGTTGTAATCTTGCCTGTGTTAAGTGCTTCTTTGGCAAGAGTGTCATGCCAGTTAGCAATACCCTTGTACTTCTCATTGAAGTGGGTGTAGTAGGTAGCTTCTGCTTTAGATCTACCATATCCACTAGCCCCATATAGAGGAGCAAAGGTATGTGCTTTGGCATCTTGTCTGGACATAACCTGCCCAGCATCTGTGATGATCTTGGCTGTGTAGGAATGCACATCAAAACCATCTGTTACTTCCCTGATAGCTACAGGATCTTGAGATAGGTACGCAGCTACACGAAACTCTAGCTGTGCAAAGTCAGCTTCAAGTATCTTGCCTCCATTGAACCTCGATACGAATACACGCTTGACAGGGAACGTACCTCCACGTGGCATGTTCTGCATGTTAGGCTCTTTCCCACTAAGCCTACCAGTAGATGTCATGTGTTGGTTCAGTCTTACGTGTAACTTACCATCGGCTTTCACATTGTTAGCTATCCCACCAACGAATGAGGATAGGTAAGTATCCAATGCAGATAGCCTTTGTACCTTCTCAAGAAACTCTAGTGCCTCAGTCATGCCTTTAGTTCTCGCTGAGTTTGCCAGTAGCTCTAGATTCTTTCTGTTAGTAGAGAACCCATTAGCTGTAGCCCACTTAGCATTGGGAGCATTAAACTTTAAACCACCAACAATACTAGTAGGAATAACATGATACCCATTGCCATCGCACGAGTTACACTTTGACAGTTTGGCGTATGGTGTTCCATCCTTTTTCTCCTTTCTTATTTTACCTGACCCATAGCAATCGGCACACCGCTTTACATGTGACTTGTACACTATATCAGTTTCTTCCCTGACCAGTTGTTTGAAAGCAGTCTGCCCCATATACGGATCGAACTTATTTATCCAGACTGTTTTATCTACAGGCTTACGACTATATATCAGAGTGGATAGTTGCTCTGGACTGCTTAAGTTTAATGGTACATCTCCCATTAATTCCCTTACTTTAGTTTCTAAGTATGATAGTACCTCCTTTCTTTCTTCTTCAAATGCAATACGTACACCTTCCAGTGCAGTAATGTCTACGTTAAAACCTCTCGTGTAGATCTTAGCTAATGCAATAACCATCTCATTAGTTAGCTGCACTACATTGTGCATACCACTAGCATCTGTACCTACTAGCTTGATACGCAATTCATGTGCCAGTTGTTGTGTTGCATGTAGGTCAGCACTTAGATACTCAGCTAACTCAGCATGTGGTACGTCACGTACTGATACACCCTGCTTGAGATAAGCCTTGAGTGTGTCCTGCTTCTTAGTGTCCAGATCGTAGCGTTGTGCACATGCTTCCAATGACAGAGGTTGCTTGACACCACGTAGTATCAGGTACTCCATCATCATTGTGTCAAACACTGATCCATTGTAGGTAAAGCCTGACTCCCATAACCACACTAAGTCATGGCCTATGTTGTGACCAATCAGTACAGTAGCCTGATCTAACTTGCTCTGTACAATAGCATGACCATTAGGAGTAGCCTCTACTTCACTGTGATCAAACGTAACGATGTCTTCATTGCCATGATCATCTAGCATACCCACCATAACTAATGTGTTCTCTGGCTCGAAAGGATCTAGCTGTAGCTTACCTTCACGTTTGATTACTGTGTTTTCTACATCAAGAGTCAGTTTCACTTTTCTCTCCTTTAGGAATTTCTACAAAGTTAAAGTTAGAACTAAACGATCTGCGCTCACCTTTAGTATAGAAAGGATACACACAATGGAACAACTCACTAGGAAATACATAGAAGTCTCCCACTTGTGGTCTTACCATAAAGTTTGTAGCACTGTAGCTACCTGCACTACCAGATATAAACTGTATGTGACCATGAGAAGGATGATGATCTTTGTAGTCCTCTTCCCATTCTTTCTCGATACCTTCAGGTAGTTTAAGATACCCAACACAGGACATACGACATCCTGTATGTAGATGTACTGGATTGTACTCAGTCTCAAACTGCCTGACTAACCAGCCAGATACAAACTGCATACTGTACTCAAAGTTATCTGTATTCAATCTGTTTCTACCATATGAGTTTCTTATAGTAGCTGTCTGGTTATACCTACCTATAAAGTCTTTGACTTCATTCAAGAACAAGTCTCTCATTGCTTCATTGAAGTGTAGCTCCTGACCTACCTTACCTACCAGATTATCTGAGTAGTCCTGTAGATCAGGCTCTTCTTCATAGAAACTATTCATGTTCTTTACAAACTCAGGACTTAGTTTCTTGTAGCCCATGACAGGACCAAATGGAAAGAAGATCTGCTCATCTGCATCCTTCTTAGGTGTGAATATATTAACCATGTTTAACCTCCTTATGCTGAAAACAATGCTGTCTTATAATCAAACTCACAAGTTACCATACCATGCCAACCTGTCAACTTGTTTTTTGCAATGTTAATATGTCTCTGTGTGTCTTCCTCAGTCTGGTTCTCTGTTGGTGGGTTCCTTGCAATCAGGAGCATGAGGTCAGCTTCAGCTGCCTTGCCTGTCTTAGAACCTTCCATCATAGATTGATTGAGTACTACTCTACCTTCAGCTTCAGCAGATAACTGTGACATATAGAACACAGCACACTCCTGTTGCTTTGCTATCTGTCTAGCGTACATGACATTTTGTTTGAGTGTCTCATGTATACTGGCAGAGTTAGCTGTGGATGTAAACTTGTCACCCATATCTAGCATGATGATGTCAGGCTTGTAGTATTTACATACTGACTCTACCCATGCCATGTCTTTCTCTGTACTGTCCTTGAACTTCAGGTGACGAGACTTAGATCTATACGTAGCTAGATGCCTAGCCTTATCCTTACGTATGCCTACTGAGTCTGTGCCTACTGCACATGTCAGATACCTGTGACCTACACGAGTGGGTGTTTCCTCATTACAGAGCACAATAACTTTAGCACCCTGATCTGCGAAACCATCTGGCCCCATAACCAAGCTGGCATGGAAGCTAGTCTTACCTGTGTTAGACCTAGCACCTATCTCAATAAGCTGACCTGCATTCACGCCCGGAACCTTACGTGCAAGGCTAGGTATGTTGAAGGTCCACTTGCTTTGTAAGTCACCCTCGTCTAGTATCCTGTCCATGTTCATGTCTTCCCACTGTACCTGTAACTTAGGTATGAAGTCATCACCATGCACCTCAAGCAGATTACGTAGTGGCTGTAGACTTTTGAGTGATCCATTAACAAAGTCGAAACCTAAGTTGGCAACCTCTTCACCAATCACCTGCTGAAATAACTTAGATAGTACCTCTTGTGCTATGTCCTTACCCATAGGCTGTTGTGTTTTAATCTGACCAAACAAAGCAGAGTACTGTTGCTTCTGTGCTGTAGTCAGTGTTGGATTATCCGATAAAAAAAGTGCCTCAACTTCATCTGGTGAGACACTGCGATCATAGTCATCCATTGCTTTATCTATTACACGTTTAACTTTCTGTATGTCCTTGCTGAATAGTTTCATAGGGCAACGTGAACCCCTGTGTTCCTCGTAAAATTGTTTCTCCATAAGGCTTCGTATAAGTGAAAGTTCCATAGCTCATCCTTTCATAGTTCATTAAGAGCGTCCATATCTTTCTTGTGTCTATACTTTATATCGTCCTGTAGACGTAGGACTTTTACATTATCAACTACACTTCTTAACTCCTTTGCTATTGTTAATGTTTTCTTTGATGCATCAGGATCTAATGCTACTACTGCTGTAGAGAACTGCGCTAGGTATTGCCTCTGTTCATTGGACATGGAGGTTCCCATTAAAGCTACCCCTGTATGTCGATCTCCTCCAACAACTGCTGCACTAACGCAATCCTCTACAACAACAGCTACCTTACCACAACCATGTACATAAGGCAACCCACTATTTCCATATCGCTTCCACTTAGGTATTCGCTTACCCAATGCCCTACCTGTAGCGTCAACTGTAATACTATTGTGTACTACAGGAAACACAACACGATGCTCACGTATGTCATACATCAGACCATGCTTTCCTACATCAAGACCCCACTCACTTGCATACTCATAGACTGGGGCATCAGTAGGTACAGGCACTGGCACTACATACATAGGCATGTCAAAGCTAGTGTCCTTTACCTTTACTATCTTGTTTAGCTTGTCCTGTATAGCAGTGGCAGACATGCTCACCCTGTTAGCACCACTGCTATTGCATCCTGCCTTGTAACAGTTCCACATTAGCTGTCCATTGTTGTTGGTTACTGTGAATGTCTTGCGTCCTTTGCATTCAGGACAATCCATCCTGACTGTTTCAGACTCTTGTATGTCTAGGTTTTGGATGAAGTTGTACATTTCTGATGCTCCTGTAAATATTTTATTGCTCTTTTAAAGGTATCAATATCATTGTTAAAATTACCTAAGTCTCTATTACATTTTCCACAAAGCCAACCTCTAAACGTACCAGTGTCGTGACAGTGATCTAACACCCATGATTTTTTACTAGCACCTTCGGCTGCCTCTTCTTTATTACGCAAACATATAGGACATACGTAGTCATCATCAGGCATACCGTAAATACTACGTAACTTCTCTACCTCCTTCTGAAGTTTGGATGTGCATTTTTTACATTCATTTCTAACTTTGTATAACTTATCTGGTGAAGAGGGAAAAAAGGACACAGGTAAGTATTCTTTACACTTGGTGCATGTTTTTCCTTTATCTCCCTCTAGTTTAATTAGATAACTAGGAGTGAATAAATCTCCTTGCATGTTACCCCACTTTCTTTTCTAGTTCATAATAAAAATCTGCAACTTGGTATAGCTCCTTAAGTGTGGCTGAACTTTTCATGGCATTAGCTTTAAAAGAAACAACCACCACGTTATCTTTATGATAACCTTTGTTATTATCTATTCTATCTATAGACATACTAAATTCATTTAGACCTTTACCAAATGAAAATTTAGTTCCAAACACAGGACATTTTAAATCTTTTGGTATCAATTCCAGTAGTTCTTCAGTTGTTAAACTGCAATTTTTTTCTATCTTTTTACCTCTTGCTTGGCATCCAAGTATTCTTTTATTTAAAAATGAGTAGGTTAAATCAGAGTGTTTTTTAATGTTACGTATCTTTTCCAGCCGTCTGGCATTTACTTCTTCTCCATGTTCTGCGTAGTATTGTTTCCTGTATTCTAATAACCTTTCTCTGTTTTTCTCATAGTGCTTTTTAGTATGCAACATTACTTTTTCTTTGTTGTTTTTCTTGTATTCTTTACCGTATGCTAATATACGCTCTCTATTTTTAGCATAATATTTTTTATGATATTCTACTCTATCAAATGACATATCATTCCCCCTTAAACTGTTGTCGTGCAGTCAATGCACTGTTAGCACTAAGATAAGTATTCTTTATGTAAGGCTTCACCGACTGTGGATTAGCATGACCTGTCACTGACATGATCTGTGGCAATGGCACACCTGCCTCTACCATTTCAGTTGTACCAGTTCTTCGCAGATCCATCAAGCGTAATTCATCTGGTAGTTTAGCCTGTCTCATAATTGTTCTACCTATCTTGGACAATCGTTCCATTGAGAATGGTTTGTACTCACCACCTTTAGGTGAAGGCATAGGTGCTACATATTTCTGGAAGTCAAAGTCCTGACGTTGTTCTGTAAGCATATCAAGTAACGCATCTGAAATGGGTAGCTGTACCTCTGCACCACGCTTAGACTGTAGCAGTCTTAGTCTACGTGTATTGAAGTCAATACTATCCCATGTCAGCATACGCATGTCACCTACACGTTGACACCACTCATAGGCCATCTGCACTATCAGTCCTACGTTACGATACACAAAGTCACCATAAGCTACGTCAAGAAACTGACGCACCTGATCCTGTGTCCATACTGTGTTACGTGCAGTAGGTGATAGCTTCCTTACTAGCGTGAATGGATTATTCTTAACATACTCCATGTCCTGACCATGCCTGTACACAATGCCAGCTACTGCTGCCACATGATTAGCTAGGTGTATGCCTCGTATAACCCATTCTTCATACGCCATCCTTGCGTCCTTACCTGATACAACAGATGCAGTTGTTTCACCTAACGTGTCTGTCAATATCTTTAAGAACCTAGTGTAGTCTAACTTTGTTTGATCACGTAAGCGATTAAACTCAGATGACTGTAAGTATAGCTTGACCAACTTCTTTAGTGGTATCGCTCTCATTGTTATTCCTCCTGTTTATAATAAAACTTCTGCTACGTATGTACTTAATAACATAAGTATTATTATAGTTAGTGATATAATAAGTTTAACTTTAGTATTGTTTGGATCTAGAGTCATAGTATATATATCTTAGCTAGACTACTAGTCAATGTGGCTAAAGCAAATGTGTTGATAAAGATCAACGCCCTATCATTCCATAGCATACCTACCCACAACCAACCTGCAATGCCTATTGCATGAAAGATTAGATTGACAGGAAAGATATTGTTAGCAGTCAGCACCATGCCTATCATAAGCAGTATACTGGCTACCCATTTTATGTACCAGTCAAATGTATACAGTGGGGTTTTAGTTATTGTTCTTGTTCCTTCATGGTCATCTAACATAATGTATATCCTTTATTAAGTAAAGTTTCCACTGACTCTATTCCATTCAACAGACTTAGGTGTACGTTGTGCATGTCGCACTACTTTCATAAGCGTAGTTATAGGTATATTGTGCATGGAAGCAACCACTGATGCGTGTTTCTCACCATAATCAGGATCGTGATGTGCTGCATTCCATACCATTTCAAAGATACTATTACTGTACGCCTTATCCTCTACCATGTCTTCTTCTTTTTCTTCAGTGTACTACCATCACCATTAGCCATAATCTCACCTGTACCACCATTGTCTACACCACACAGCAAGGTAGGGTTCTGTGTACGTATGATACTGGCAGTCCATTCACCTGTATTACTATTGAAGTGTATCAGTGTGACATGTCCTCTTGTAGATATACCTCTGAATACTAACTCTTCACCATGCACATTTTCTAAATAACTTATAGCTTTATCCCTGTCTCTACATGGTGCAGGATTCTGTGCATATGCAGTGAGTGGTAGCACTACCATTAGCACTACTACATATAGTATGTTCTTAAGTTTTCTAGTGGACATATTGTATCTCCTTTATAAATTCTAATTCCACTTTTGAGTGTGGATAATCTTCACGTGCATGATCAAGTGCATAGTGCACTAACTTAGGTATGGTGTTTAGTTCTAATGTCTCCACCATATTGT